TATTGTTTTGTCAAAGTGCATCTCAATCTACAAATAAATATCTAGTATCTATTGTTTTTTCTTCCAGCATCTTTGAGTTCTTAACTAATCTACTATTTACCAAGAAATCTCATCATAATGCTTCTTTTCTAGCTTTAATTAGGTTAAGATTTACCAATGTAGATACTGCGTTTTGTTTATCTTCTATCTTATCACAAATACTTGTTCATAGAAAACTATTTCTTCTTGGCTCTACATAGTTTATCATTATAGGTCGTGGTACTAACAATGGGTTTAGTTTCTCCTCTTTCAATACTGGCTCTAATCTCTCTCTATAGAATATATGAGAATATTTAGCGTCTGTAACAAATTTCCATTTATATCCATCAACTATTGTATAATGGTTATATATATCTATTGAGAAGTTTTTATCTAAGTTATCACAAGTCAATACACCACTTCAATTACTAGAAGTATAAGCATCTCTTGTCTGTTGTTCTTCCTCGTTGTATTGTGATTTAAAATATGTGTTCATTATATCTACTCAATATTTAGTTTTCATATCATATACATTACTTCTTGCAACAAATCATATGAACCTATAATTTTGTATATCAAATTGTCCTGTCTGTGTTGGTAATGGGTCAGGAATACAACTCAAAGGATTTATACATCTCCAAGTATTCTCAACCTTTTTATCATCAAATCAAGTCCTATTTACTATTCAAGCACCAAAAAATAAGCTATCTTGTTCTACTTGATAGTTTATCTGTTGATTAGCTGTTTCTTGGTTATCAAAATTAGCAACACTTTCAAGATTATCTGCCTCTTCTTGTCCTATCCATCATTGTCTTGATATGAATTTTACTTTAATTCCTGTACTCCAAAAAGACGCTATTGTCGCATCTATAGTATTAGCTATAAGATTTATTGTAACCTTTCAAGGTTTCTTTACTTTAGGGTTATATTTGATTATCCTTGATCTGTATAAATCTCTTAATGGTTGCATATATTCATTTCATAAATCGTACTCGTCTTTTATCTGTTTAAGAATATTTTTATCTTCCATATAATTTATGACAATGTAAATTACCTATATATTATAATCATTTTTTTTAAATTGCAAGTTAATATAACTCGCTGTCATAATTGATTGTGATTACATCTGTATCTGTTTTTATCTGTGATGGTTCTTTTAACATCTGACAACATATAGCATCAGCCATAACAACATCATCGTGACAATTATCATCTGCTTGTGGTTTCCTATTTATTATCACAAATGTATAACATTCATCTTGCAACTCTTTATCCATTTCTATCAATCAGTTTTTTATCATCTCTTTATGTTCGTCTAACATCATTGGTCTAGTTACTAGATTAGTTTCTCGTCATCTCTTTCATTCTTTATTTTCTAAGTAATCATTTGTGTCTTTTTTTGGTATATATATATTATTATATCGGCTATAAGACTTTGCTACTTCTAAGAATGTATGTCAATGATTATTCTTTTCTGGTGCTATTATTCATTGTATTCAATGCTCCCAAACATAATTAAGTATCTTCGCCATATCTGAAGGGTCTTGTATTCATCTATAAGTTGCTATTAGTTTTAGATTTCTATCTCTTATTCTCATTGTTGATTTGTCTCAATGTTCTAATCATTCAGCAAAATCCATTCATATTATAGCATCTTGTGTTTTATTCCTATTATATCGTGTTAGTCATTTATGAAATTGGTCTGCTTCTCATATTACTATTGGATAGTCTTTTATTATATTCAGATCATAGAACGGTCTTCAAGAAGATATAAACGCATCTATTGGCTCGCTTGGATATTCTTGCAGTGTTCAGTCTTTATCGTTCCTATATTTCTCTTCATACCAAAACATCTGGTCGTTATCAAGATTATATTTGTCTTGTAAGTATTTCAATTCTTCCATACATTGTCGTCATTCAGTTGCTTTCTTTCTATAGTTCATATCTACAAACCACGGAAAGAATATATCCTCAAATCTATCATCATTATCCCAAAACTCCTTAAACTCATTCATTCAATTTGCTGTTGTTTCTATTGTTATGTCTGCATTCTCTGATGCTGGAATTGTCGCTCTCAACATCTCTTTGAAATTGTCTATGAATGCTCATTCTGATATATGACAATCTGTCAATGTTCCTGACCTTGAATCTAATGTAATTTTTATTGTGCTGTTCTTTTCAGGGAAATAATACTCGTTAGCATTATCATATTTTGGCTTTGGTTTCTTCCATATTCTTCAATCACTTAGTTTTATTTCGTCTGGGACATTTTCGTAAGTATATTTCACCTTTTTGAATATTTCTTGTAGTTTCTCTCTATTATGTGCAACAATATTTATATTAGTGTTAGAATAGAATAATGCCTTATCTAATTTATCGACTAATTTATATGTTGTAAATCAAATCTGTCTTGCTTTTAATATCTTCAACCAAACTTTCTTTCCTGCTTTTCTTAACTCATTTTCTTTATTAAATAATATTCTTTGTCATTCGTTTAGCTTAAAAGTAACTTGATTAGAATTTTTATCAATTATTTTATATAAATGATTCAATCTTCGTTCTCTTGATAATATCTTTGGCTTTTTATTTTCCATATTTTGTCAAGTTTTTTAAATATATACTAATTAAAAACTGGAAATTGTATATTTTATAACACTTTTACAAATTCATTAAACCTCGTGTTTTTACCTATTTACTACATATTTTATAAAAGTTGTCAATATCATAAACTAATCCTCTAGCTCATCTTCAGATACTATTTTTAACCCTCAGCTTATTTCTGTTCTTGCTAATGCTTTTCATTCCACTCTATCAATTATGTCTTGTGCTGCCTTTATTCTATCTGTTTCTTTTGCGTCTTCTTTCATAGCAATTTGATAAATAACAGCCTTTGCATTTTTAACTCTTTCCTCAATAGCTACCTTAATATATGGTTTTATCATATTCTCATATCAAACGCTTGCTGCTTGTTTATTGTCCTTACATTTATATCAAGCTCTTCTTGCTGCTTCTGCTTTATTGCCTGTTTCTATTACAGCTTCTATAAACTTCTGTTGCTTAATAGTTGGTTTAGTCTTTCATCATTTAGTTAGTTTCATTATTTAAGTTTTTCAATTAAATCTTTTTCAGTCCATCAGTTAAATGGATTCTTTTGAAACTTCTCTTTATATTCTGCTCTTAGTTCTTTAATTGTTTTCTCTTTAGTTGGTTGTTGTTTAGGTTCTGCCTTTTCTGTTTTCTTAACTACTTCTTTTACTAATTTAGCTTCTGGAGTTTCTATCATTTCTTTAATCTTTTTTAGCTCAACATTTATTTCTCCTGTTGGCATAGACATAATGTTCTCATATCTTAATATAAGACTGTCTATAAAGTTTATTACTTCTTTCATTTCTTTTTATTATTATCTAAAAAGTTTTCTTGCAAATCTAACTGCTCTAACATATTTATAGCTTCTTGTCATAAGTTCATATAATCACTATATTGTTTAGCTTTATTTATATCTCAATCAATGAATACTTTGCTTCCTCTATATTCTCATACTAGAGTAAGACTTACTTTCAGCTTTTCTTTTTTTTTAGCCATAATATTTTTAGAAATAAAACTAATCTTCTCTGTTCACCCAACACCAAAACTGATGCAGTGTATAATCTTTAGTAGTCATATTAGGTTTCTCTGGGTTTTCTAACTCATTTTCTCGTTGGTTCATAAACTTGCAAATCATCTCTTTGGTTATCTTTGCTTTATGTTGTTTTGTTAAGATAATTTTCGGTCAAGTTCAAGCTTTCATATATCTTTATGATATAAATATACTTGATAATAACAGTTTTTCTAAGAAATGCAAGTCTTTTTTTGATTATTTTATTTCTCTTTTCTGTGTGTTTTTCACAGTTTTATTTTTACTACTCTTTGAAACAATACTAAACACCTACAAACTTTCTCAAAAAGTTCTTTTGTTTTATCTGTTGCTTTTTCACAGTTTTTGAATATACTGTAAACGTAATCAGGAGCAAGATAACATACCACGAGGAATGCAACTTGACCCTATCTACATATACAACCTTTTATATTATTATTTATTAAAAATGTCAAAACTTGAAAGATTATTATGTCTATTACCAAACTTTCAATTTCATACAAATGAGAATACAATCTATAATACAGTATGAGATAGTGAAGAATGAACTGATTATTCTATAGAAGTTGTTGATTGAAAATATGAGATAAGACACACAGGGAACACTATTGTATTAGATACTATTGAAGAAGTTGTTGATTATGTTACTGACTAACCTTTTATATTATGTTATTACAATATGAAATATTTATATACAAATATTAACCAACAAAATAGGTCTGTTACATATAAAGATTGACCTAAAATAAATTTAGAAAAATTTAAAGAATGAAATATAGAAAAAGATAATTGAATTATAATAGAACAAAAAATATTAAGAAATATTAAATGAAAAATATGATACCAAGAAATATTGTTTGATTGATATATATTAAGCAGTGTTATTGATGTATATACATTAAAATAAAAGCTGGGTATCTTCTACCTTACTCCACTAGGAGTATTTATATTTATTACCTACAAAATGAAAAACAAAATCATTATTACCATTGCCATTATTATTCTATTATCATTATGATTTGCTTTTGCTTCTTCTTTATTCAACAAGAATAACGAGATATACCAAATCAATGAGGAAATCTCTATGCTTGAAACACAAATGATTTTTAATTCTAATATTTGGGAGGAATTAGAAACAGAGAGATTAGAAATAGTAGCAAGACAAAAAGAGATGACTACTGCTAATAATGAACTTAGAACTATTAAAAAAGAATTAGAAGCTAAGAAAAAAGAACTGGGTTTAAAATAGACCAAAGCAATATTGTTAAAACTGTGGAAACAGAGATAATATTGCAAAGTCATAAAACTATAACACATAAATGATATAACTTAGATGATATTAGACAAGATTATGTGAACTATGCTTACAAGTTATGATGAATTGATTTTGTGAAGATGATAGAATGTGAGAATTGAACACGAGACATAACTAGAAAGTGAGATAATGGAAAAGCTATATGATTGTGTCAAATGCATACATCATTTCACTCACTACCAAACGAATACTATACTAGCTGGCAAACGCAAGTAGAATTGTGTTATCAGAAACGAAGTGGTGGCACAAAGTTCTATTGACCTAGTAGAATAATTAAATGAGTAAAATGTTCTAAATATGTAGAAAATAGATTTATTTATTAAGTAAACAGTATGAAGATACCAAAAATAAGTATTAAAGAATTAGCAGAATATCTATGAGTACACACTAATACTATCACAGCTTGGAATAGATGAGAGTATAACCCTACCATAGATAAAGTAAAGAAACTTAGAAAACGAGCAGAAAGGAACGCTATGACATTTGAAGATTTAGTGGCTGAATGTGATAGAGTTATCGCCAGATCAGAAAAAATAACAAATTGTTTTAAAAAATAACCTTATAATAAAATGCAACAAAACAAAAGAACTAAAGAACTTGATAAAAGATTATCTAATCTTTACGAAAACAGACAATTTTATGACACTTTGCTTAAATATTCTAAGTGTGATAAAGCTAAACTTAGAGAAAGAATACAACAGATTGACTACTGTATCAATGCAGTAGAATTAGAACTACACAGAGAAAGAGTTTTACTTGCTAAATAGCAAAAAGATGTGATGTAGCAACCGACTATGACTTATACTTATATGAATACTTGGTATTATAC